GACACACCCTCACCGGATGCACCGACCACCTCCGTAGCCTTTCCACCCATATAAAGGCGCACACTGCCCTCGTGGTCGTCCACACACACGCGGAACGTACCTGCCAGGAGTGCCACGTCGGCAAAGCTCTGCACCATGCTGAACGCCCTGCGGAGCGCCATGCTCAGCAGGTAGTCCTGCCCTGCATCCGATACCGCAGCATAGGCCTTCAGCGCATCAAGCGCAGAACAGCCCGGCTCATTCATCTCTATGACTTCAAGTCGTACCATCTTACCTTTATTTTACTTTGATTTCCTGACCTTCCACAACCCAAGCGACACGCAGTACTCTGCTCCGGGATGACCAGCCTTGCGGCGGATCAGTTCCCCTTTCTCAAGGCCGTCGTGAGGCTTCACCACCTCGTAAGTGGTGAAGTCCTCATTTCCTGCCTTCTTTACTGCCTTGCCTGCCATAGGTTAGGCCTTTGTGATTGCCTCGATTGCAGTCGCCTTGTTAGCAACGTACACGATACCCTTCGCCTTCGGTGCTGGGTTCTTCACCTGAGCACGACGACGGAAGTCCACTCTCCAAGCATCGTGCGATGCCTTGCGGCTGAATTCAAGCTCGTAGAAGTTGCCGACGTAGATGTCAGCGCAGTAGCTGTCCGCGATGAGCATCTCAGCGTCACCCAGCTTGTCTGAAGGGATGATCTGCACCTGACCGAGTGTCGCCTTCACAGCATCGTAGATAGGGTTGCCGCTCTTGTCCTTCGCGCCCTTGAGGGTTGCCTCAGTTCCGTACGAAACGATTGCAACGTCTGCGTTGTAGCCGGCCTTCTTGATCTGAGCGACTGCGTCAAAGATCACGTCAGCCTCACCTGCGTTCTCGTATGTTCCGAGTTTCGCGAATGCTGTCGCACCTCCCTTGATACCATAGATGTGGCGAGGTGCAGTTGTGTCGTTACCGTCACCGTTCCACACCTTTCCGTCGAGGTCAGAGAGGATAAGGCGCTCACCCTCGCTCACGCAGAAGTCATACAGAGTTTCGAACCAGTTCTCCACCTCTGAAGAAATCTCCATGAAAGTGGCGATCTTGGCTGCCTGACGCTGCTTCTCCACGAATGTCACCTCGCTCTTGTTGCTGTTCTCAGCAAGTTCCTCCACATAGCCGACATTCTTCTCAGTCGATGCCTCAATCCATGTAAGGCGAGCGCCATCGAGCGGCTTTGTGCCGAACGCGAGAAGGAATGCGTTTCCGAGTACAGGAACAGAGTGAACGGTTGGGTCTACAGCCGCACCATACGCAACATGATTGGTCGCTGCAGGTGTGAGGCTTGATGTAGCCACCTTGAACTCCACGTTGAATGTTCCCTTGCCGTCCTTGATGAACTGCGCGATCTCCTCCTTCTTGCTCTCAAGAGCGTCACGCATAGCCTTGCGGAAAGTCTGAGGTGCCTCGTTGATCATCTTACGAAGTCCCTCGATAGTCTGCTGCTGAGCCTTCACGCTCTTGTCGAGGTTGTCAATCTCCTGCGACTGCTTTGTCACTGTCTCCTTCGCTGACTCAAGGTCAGCCTTCATTGCGTCAGCTGCAGCCTTGGCAGCCTTCGCCTCTGCCTGTGCAGTTGTCAATGACTGCTCAAGCTCCTGAATCTTTGTTTCCTGCATTGTTTCCTTTTTTATAGGGTTATTGTTATTCTCTCTCTTTGCGTCAATCAAAACCGCCTCCGGGTTAGCCGCTCTCGTCACCGGCGACACCTCGACGACTGTGATTGCATCCAGCACGCGGATGTCGTACTGATATCCGTCCTTCTTCTCATAGTGATACTCGTCAGCATAGTATCCGATGCTGAACTCCTTGACTGCGCCTGCCTTGATAAGCGTCTGGACATCCTTTCCGGTAGTGGTCGGAAGCACGTCCGCCTCGATCCACATTCCCTTCTCGTCCACTCCTGCACCAGTGATGACACCGATAACCTCGCTGGTGTCGTGCTGATAGCAGAGAGCCATACGGCCGAAGTTCTCCGACTTGAGGAACTCGTCGCACGCACCCGGTGCGATGATGTCACCCCAGCTGTCCACGTTATTAAAGGCAAGAGCATACGCCTTTATGTGAAGGATGCCGTCCTCTCCGGCTTCCTTCTTCTCGATGCTGGCAAGGCTCGCCTTATACTGCACCTCGTTGTTCTTGTTGCTCTTTTTCTCCATATTTGCCCGTTTGAAACAAAAATAACACGCAGTAATGCGTGTTATCATATTGGCATATCATATTGGATATATCCCTTTTATTTCGGCCTTCGAATCACATCACAGGCGCAGTTGATTATCTCCCCTGCATCGGCTCCGAACGAGCTGTCGTGCGGCCACCTCATGACGCTTGACCCTACATTGAAAAGGTCGTCCTGATCTATCTCCACACCATCAAGGACGAGGTGGCTTTCGCGCGTGCGGATGCCTGCGATACACCACTGCTTCGTGAACCCCACGTCAAGGGAATCAGCAGCGATTGCACCTGCCTCGGCCATGCCTATCATCGTCTCCGTCTGCGCTATCCTCCGGACCATCCACTCGGCGATCTTGCCGTAATCCCTGAACACCTCCTGCGTCAGCTTCTCCACACCTATCACACCATCGGTGTCAAGGAGGTGCTGCTGCAGTATCCTGTTCAGCTCATCCTTCAGACTGCCAGACACGCTCACGATGTTCTCGCCTGCCCTTCCGGTCGCATACCTCACAAGCTCCTGCTCCCACAAGCCAGACGGGTCTTCAGCCTTGCTCCTGCTCAGGTCGCGCGTGATGGACTTCGCCCTCGGCAGTCCTGCATTCAGATACAGGCCCTTCATCCAGTCGTAATAATAGCCGCTCTCATCGAGCATCGAATCAATGACCTCCGGCCACATCGAAGGGTCGGAGTAATCGCGGCACATCTTCAGCACTCGACGCACCTCCTCACGTCTTGCCTTCAGCAGCTTCTGCTCATACACATGCCCCACCTGCAAGCCTTTCCTGCGGAGGTAGTCCATATGCCTTCGCTCCGCACTCGTTATGCGCCTCTTTTTGCCCATTTCCCGGCCGTTTTAAAGGGTCTCGTCTATGTCGTACTCCATACCCTCACCGAACTGCATTCCCATCGGGATAATCGGCTTATTAGCGTAATCCTCCTCGAAAGGTTCATAGCCGATGGCTTCACGCCTCTCGTTCAGCGTAGCATACGCGAGATTGAGGTTGTTCAGCACATCGCTCGCCTTGTCCTTCAGCACGTCGATGCGGTCGGTGTTCACAGTCAGCCTCCATCCTGCAAGGCTCTTGTCCTTCTTCGAGAGGAATGTGATGAGGTCCTCGGCCATCTCGTTGGCAAGCGGAATGGCATTCTGCTCGTAGATGGTCTTCTTCGCCTCCTTCGCGTTCTCATACTTCGCCTGGCCGTAGTACAGATCCACCGGAACCTTGTAAACGAAGCACAATGCGGTCACCGCCTCCTTGTGGGTCTCAAGGATGGAAAGGTCCACCGGAGCGTTACCGAGCTGATGCACCTCCACAGGGATGCGGAGCGCAAGGGTGCGGTTCACGTTCTTCTTCGCGTTGAACCTTGTCTCAAGGTCATCCTGATGCTGCGGCAGCACTCCGGCCTCGTCTCCTTTCGGAGTGATGAGGTTCGCCACACCACCATTGTCGAGCGACTGGCTCTCCCTGCGCATGCCCTTCTCGATGACGTCAAGATAGACGGCTGCACTCACGATCTTCGAAGTACCGAAGAACGAACCATCATCGAGGTTGTAGTCGAACGATTCGAAGATGTCCTCCATATTGATCTCGCTCTTAGGAGTGCCGACCAGACCGATAGACTTGAGCGGAGTCAGCTTTCCCTCGCTGTTGGTCTCGATCCTCCACGACGGAATGATGTACATCTCACTCACCTTGCCGAGGTTCTTTCCCACCGCACTCGGTGCGTATATCCACGCATCACCGAACAGCAGCTTGTTCACAGCCCACGCCGTCGCAAATCTTCTGAGGTTGAAGCGGTCGTTCGGATGGCGGAGCAAATCAAGCACCCAGTGGTTCTCAATGTACTCTCCCTTCGCATCCTGCAGCTCAAGGTATCTCGCCACCTCGCCCACGTTCTCGGCGATGTAGTTCACCACACCCATGACCGCAGCACTGGTGCGGTACGCCTCACGAATCTTAGTGCGGTCCATAGGAAAGGACGGTGCGAGTTTCGT